TTTCTTTTCTCCGAGAAAGTTGAAACTCGGTATTTTCCCACACGGACATCTCTTGGATATCACATCAATCATATCGGTCGTCTTGCACTTCACACAGCACACGCCGGTGGTTTCTCCAGGCACGTTGAATTTCGGTTGCTTTCCACAAGGGCATCTCTTAGATACAACATCTACCATATTGTCGGTCTTGCACTTTGCGCAGCACACGCCGATAGTTTCTCCGAGAATGTTGAAACTTGGTATTTTCCCACATGGACATCTCTTGGATATCACATTGATCATATCGTCAGATTTGCACTTCAAACAGCACACCCCGTTCGTTTCTCCGAGAACGTTGAAAATTGGTATTTTTCCACACGGACATTTCTTAGACACGACATTGACCATCTCATCGGTCTTGCACTTTGCACAACATATAGGTTTCTTCCCGGACACGTTGAAGTTCGGACGATTTCCGCAAGGACATTTCTTAGACCTTACGTCTATCATCTCCGTTTTCTTACACTCCGAACAACATATTGGTTTCTTTCCGGGTACATTGAATGTTGCTTGCTTTCCACAAGTACATTTACGTGGCATTTGATTTTACATAATCACACATTATCATAAATTGATCATTTTGTTGATACGATATCATGCATCTTCTTCGGCGGCGGGAGCGCCCTTCTTGCCACGTGGAGTTTTCTTTTCTTTCATTTTCTTGATGGACAGCACATTCTTCGTATCTCCGGTCGTTTCGCTCTCTACGAGCGCGCTGACGATATCGTGAATTTTTTCCTCATCAAGCATATCGCCGATCAGATTATTGAGTAAGTTTTCGATGAATTCGATTGACATTTTTCCTTTTTTCTCTACTTCCTTTGCGACGATCGCGAAACCGTCGTGCTCGTGAGTCTCCATACGATGAGAGACCATGTATTCCAGAATCTCCTTGCTCAGAATGGTCTTCTCTTTCTTGGCATCCTTCATGAGCTTGTTAGCATCGAGAATGTTCTTGTGCAACTCCACGAAGCGTTCGGTTTGTTTAATAAACTCCATTGATGCTGATATACTTTACGGACATCACATCTTGTTAAATTGTTCTGAGCGTCGATACGAGTCAATACTTTCTCATCTGGAAATTGCTGAAGTAACACACCTGCCATTTGGGCGAAGGCAGTGGCCCGCCGAAGAACGTAGAAAACGAGAAATCAGATATCAACAAATCGGGAGATTTGGACCAATTTATTCCCTTCAACACACATTTCTTACCGTTCACGACGACATACGATTCGCCGTCGAGCTGAGGGACTCCGTTCTTGAACGTGTTCATCTTGGTTCCGATTTCGATGTGGTTCCACGTGTCGAACTTCAAAGCCTTCTCGAATTCTTTACCGAAGAATCCACATCCGTATCCATCCGACTTCAGACCCGGAATGGTCTGTTTCAAATTATAGGGAGGATATATATAGATGATCACACCGCCGTCGACCTGCCACATGATTCTGTTAGACGCTCCCGTCTCCGAATGATTTCCTCCGCTCGCTGCCCCGTATCCGACCGTGGTACCGCCCATCTTGCCTCCTCTGGCGAACTCGAATCCCTTAGGGTACCACGTATCCCACGAAAACGTTATGGCTTGTTTGTTCATATCGTCCGGCTTGGCCATGAACGAAAATCCTCCCACACCCGGATCGTTGCTCGTTCCCGAATTTTTCTCGTATACTGTCTTGACCGCAGAGCGTCCTTGAAACGTCGTCACGTCGCTCTTCTTCATGTTCACCTTTTCCACGTTCCACGTGCCACCACCTTTCGTGAGCAGTCTCAGATCCAACGTACTGATCACGGTCGACGGAGCTGGTGCGGGCTTGGGAGCTGGTTTAGGTGCGGGTTTTGGAGGCGTGTATTGGTCCTGAAGCCGTTTCTGATTGATGGGGCCGATGCCGGAGTATTTCGCCTGCACTATCTTGATGGCGTCCTGATGCGAGGTGCCTTTGTCTCTCAAAGAATTGTACAATTTGCACACATCTCCCCAGTGCTCATTGCCATTCATCGTATAATATTCTTACATCTTATTTTTATCTCAAAGTGTTTTGTCGATACGAAGTACTATAAATTCTTTAAAAAAATAATATAATCAAATAGTAAATATGTCATCATCTGGAGGTGGACTTATTCAATTGATAGCATACGGGGCTCAGGACGTGTATCTCACCGGAGACCCTCAGACGACGTTGTGGAGACAGAAATTCTCCAGAAAGACGAATTATGCGCTAGAATCGATCCAGCAAACGTTCGCCGGCATGATCAATTACGATTCTTCGACGTCTATAACATTAGCGCGAAATGGAGACTTGATATGCGGACTTATGGCGGAAGTCACGATGATTCGCGGCCCATCAGGTCCGGGAAGTCCCGAGGTGTATTATCCGGCGGAGGCTCTGTTCGAGAGCATAGAGCTCAGGATCGGCGGGCAGTTGATTGACACGTTGTATCACAACTGGTTCCGGTTGTACGACGAACTATTCTACAACGCAAAACAGACCCAAGGATACGCAGACATGATGAACTTCACTCAGGAAATTCAAGGGCAGGCAAGGACGTTTTACTTTCCCATTCCGTTTTTCTTCTCTAGCATGCTCTCGGGGCTCGCGCTCCCGATGATCGCCTTGCAATATCACGAAATCGAGATCAAGTTCAATTTCGCCAAGGCGTCCGACATCCAAGGAGTGGACACGTCGTCTCCTCCAGTCGTGAAGATCTACGCGGACTACGTGTTCCTCGACACGAAGGAGCGGGAATCTTTCGCGCAAAATCCTCACGAATACGTCATCACGCAGCTCCAATACCAGAAGCAGGCGATACGGTTCTCCAACGTGCAGCCCCTTCGTTACGGCGTGGCTCTCAACTTCAATCACCCCACGAAGATGCTCACGTGGGCGTGCACCCAGCCCGGAATCCACGGACAATTCACGGCGCTTCAGGGTGCCACGCAGGACAACACGGCGGCTCCTCTGGCCCGCGTGAACCTCCAACTGAACGGACGCGACAGATTCACGACTCGCGCCGGTAAATATTTCACCAACGCTCAGCCATGGTTGTGTCAGAGAGGAAATTACTATTCCTCCGGTGTGTACGCGTATCACTTCGGTCTGAATAACGTGATCGGCACTCAGCCATCTCAGACTCTCAACTTCAGCAGGATCGATAACGCGACGCTCGTATTCCATACCAAGATCAACAACGTTCCCGGACCCTTCGGTCCTGGGGTCACGAGCTATTCGACGACCGAGGAACAGACCTACGAGATCACGGCGAATCTCACAACGATCGAGATTTATGCTCTCAATTATAACGTCCTGCGTGTGATGTCGGGCATGGGAGGCCTCGCGTACGCAAACTAATCTTTTACTATTTTTTATGATACTATGTATATGTATTTCAAGAAATATCTATTGATTTTTTTGAAGTATCAATTGTTCAACCTACCAACTATAGGAGACCAGAAGGGATCTCGAGTTGCCGATGGGATAAGATCATCCGGAGTGTACGTATTCGGAACAGAACCATATTGATTCGTCCCCGCGGCGATCATCGTCCCGTCCGCAAGACTCGCGACAGTTCCACATTCTAGATCCACGATATTAGGATTTCCTGTAGCTGCAAAGTCCATGACGATAGAGTTGCCAGGGGGGAAGTACGAGTTCAGAGTCTCGAAGCCCGTGGCTACATTCGCGAGCGTGCCGTCCCCGAAATTTCCAGATCCGTTATATCCCGTCGCGTGTAAGTTTCCCGTTCTGTCGAGCACGTACACGGTGAATCTATTCGAATCTACTGAGGACGAAGACCACTTTATCTTGGGAGTCGTCATCGAAGGAGTGCCTACATTTGCGAGCATTGCACCTTGGAACGCATACGTGCCTACGTTTCCGATACTCTCCGTGAAAGTGGTCTGTGTATACAGACTCACGATATTACCAAACGCCGTTGTATTTCCACAGAATCTGATTCTTCCGTTATTGAGGATTGCATAATGAGCGTCTTGATTGGCACATATCGTTCCTATTCCGGCCACGTTTGAAAGATTCGTGGTTTCTCGTTGAAGAGTAGTAATTGTCGCAGTGCTTCCGATACCCAGCTGACCGCTAGAATTGAATCCACACGCAAACGTAGTCCCATTGCTCAGCAACACTCGTAAATTCTGTCTGGACGTAGTGCTACTCGTCGCATATCCTCCGAATACAACGTCCGTCACATTTCCTGCCGATATGTTAGTTGATACGATCGACGGTATTGTTACATTGGCCGATACATTACCGAGACCCAATTCTCCTACTGCATTCATACCCCACGTGAATACTCGGCCATTCGCAGCTATGGCGGCGACGGATCCGATGTCAGACTGACTCAATGCGACCTCGGTGATAACGGCACTGGTTAATCCGTTTGGAATCGCAGGCGTAAAAATAGCTGCGCCTGTGTTGCCCCTTCCTAGTTGTCCTAGTTGATTCGGCCCCCACATATACAATCTGCCTACCGTGTCTATAACTGCAAAAAGACCATTGAACGTGATACTACTTGCGTCAAGTCTTT